GTTTAATCCGATCATTGACCCGTCTTTAAACAAATAATCTGCCCACCGCTTTTCTTGCTCAACTACATCGATGAACATCTGTTGTACGTCTTCTTTACATTCTTCAGCAATTTTGGCAAAGTCTGGATCATCCTTTGGAAGAATCTTAATCATTGTTTGTGTTGATGCTAAATGCAAGTTCTCATCACGGCAGATTAATTTAATAATTTTAGCATTGCCTTCCATCTTTTTAAGTTCGGCAAACGCCCACGAACAAGCAAAAGATACATAAAAACGAACGCCTTCCAATGCATTTACACTATTAATAGCAAGCCACAGTTTCTTTTTAATATCATACAAATCAACATCAATGATGTCATTGTTAATTCTATGCTTGCCTTCGCCTAACATTTGATACCATGTTGATGCTTCAATTAAATCATCATAATACTGACTAATACTTTGCGCTGTTTCATAAATTTCTTTAACATCTAACAATTCATCAAAGACTTTGCTTGGATCACTATAAATGTTACGAATGATATGTGTGTATGAACGCGAATGAATAGTTTCATTAAATGCCCAGGTTTCGATCCAAGTTTCAAGTTCTGGGATGCTAACAATAGGCAGCAATGCTAAGTTAGGTGAACGTCCTTGTACAGAATCAAGTAGAATCTGACGCTTTAGGTTAGATGTAAAGATATGTTGTTCGTGCTCGTTCAGATCTTTAAAGTCTTTAGCATCACGCAATACGTCTACTTCAGACGGCTGCCAAAAGAAACCCAGTTGTTTTTCTGTAAACTTCTCAAACTGCTTGTATTTCAAGTCTTCGTAACGCTGAATACCGACGCCGCCTTTTGGGTCTAAGAATGCTAGAGACTTCTTATTATCTCTGTTCTTTGTTGGGAATACTGTTTTACTCATTTATATACTTTCCTGTCCATCCATAAAATATGCTGTCGCTTCGAGGTTTGGATCCTCGCATACATAATTTAACCAAATGTTTCATGCGACCGTAATATTCTGTGTGTCCAAATATTTGTTCGCACACTTCTTTAAGACAATTTCCTTCATAAGTGTTATTTTTGTCGTCTGTAACAATTACACGTTTTGCGTTTGGGTTAGTAGAGCCATATCTATGAACGCCATACATACCATTTTCTTTACCGCAATGTGGTTTATGATTTGGGTGTTTCTTACCCCACATTGGGTTGTTTTCGCCAGTGTAATCAGCACCGTGGTGTCCGCCTCCAGAGTTTGGACTTACATTGTAAAACCCCGGATTGTTTGCGGCATCATAATAGTCCAACCAATACTGCTCGCGTTCTATTAGATGTTCTGGACTATCGCAGTATTCTACTATAGTCCTCTTGAAGTTGTCAAGTCCGTATTTGTTTACGGCTCTCTTAAAGTATTTGCCAGAGCCAACGTAGTTTGACTCTGGCCTTGATTGGCATTTGCCAACATACTTCTTTCCGTTGATTTGATTTTCCCAAATGTAAATAAACATAACTTTATTTATATACATCAACTTCTTCTGGTCAAATAACTATCAGATCTTACAAGATTCGCAAGAATCATCTTCTTCAGTTAATTTGTTAACATCAACTTCGCCTTGACCATCATATGTTTGGAAATAATATAATTGCTTCATTCCCCACTTATACGCTAAAAGTATATCTTGTAACATAACACTCATTGGAATCTTTTCATCTTCATAAAACTGTGGGTTGTATGAAGTATTTACAGAGATGCCCTGATCAATATACTTTTGTAATACTGCCATAATCTTCAAATAACCCAATGGAGACTTCTGATCCCATAACAGTTCGTACTTGTTCTTTAAGTGACGGAATTCTGGAACTACTTGCTTGAGAACACCGTCTTTGGATTGTTTAACTGATACATAGCTGCGTGGTGGTTCCACGCCATTTGTAGCATTTGAAATCTGTGCCGAAGTTTCGGCTGGCATCAGTGCCATTAGTGTACTGTTGCGAATTCCTGTTTCTTTTAATTGTGTTCTTAGTCCTGCCCAGTCTACAACATCTTCATGTACTACTAGTTCATCAACGTCCTTTTTATAAGTATCTACAGGAAGAATACCGGTATGATACTTAGTCTGATCTGACCAGGGGCATGCTCCTTTTTCAACTGCTAAGTCTGCAGACGCCTTAATCAAATAATAAGACCAATGCTGTGCCCATGTGTCAACTAACTTTAAATCTGGATCACTATAATTGGTACCGTGTTTAGCTAACCAAAAGGCTAAGTTGATAATACCAACACCCAATGGGCGGCGACCTTCAGTAGCAATTCTAGCAGCAAGAATAGGATAGTTCTGATAACTTAATAGAGCATCTAGCCCACGTACTGCTAATTCACAAGCACGTTGCATATCTTCCGGTTGCTTAAACGCACCCCAATTAATAGCACTTAATGTACAAAGAGCAATTTCACCTTGATCATCGTGTACATCGTTTAGTGGTTTAGTAGGCAAATCAATTTCACAACATAGATTAGACTGCTTAATTGGAGCAACTTCGGGACGGAATGCGCCATGCGAGTTAGCATGGTCTACGTTCATTAAATAGATGCGACCTGTATCTTTGCGTTCTTGTACAAATTGTGTGAATAGTTCTTGGGCCTTTACACGCTTGCGACGAATATGCGTATTACGTTCAGCACGTTCGTATAGTTCGCGGAACTTTTCCGTATCTTCAAAAAACGCATCATACACCTCTGGAACATCATTTGGTGAGAACAATGTAATATAATCATTGTTTAACAAACGTTCGTACATAACTTTATTAAACTGTACACCATAGTCCATATGACGTACACGATTATCATCTGTGCCTTTGTTATTTTTAAGAACTAACAAATCCTCTACTTCTAAGTGCCAAATTGGATAGTACAGTGTTGCTGCGCCATTACGCACACCACCTTGCGAACAAGAGCGAGTTGCTGCTTGAAATAACTTATAGAAAGGAATAACACCAGTGTGGTAAGCGTCGCCCTTGCGAATAGGACTCTTAATAGCACGAATGCGGCCAGCACCTACTCCAATGCCTGCTTTCTGCGAAACATACTTAACAATAGAACTTGCTGTTGCGTTAATTGAATCAAGCGAATCATCTGTTTCAATAAGAACACAACTAGAGAATTGACGTTGACTTGTGCGAACGCCTGCCATAACAGGTGTTGGTAGACTTACCTGATGTGTTGAAATCGCGTCATAATAATCACGTACCCAGCGCATACGTGTTTCGCGAGGATAATCAGCAAATAATGTAGCAGCAATAAGTGCGTATGCTACCTGAGGAGTTTCATAAATTTGTTTGGTTACACGGTTTTGTACAAGGTACTTGCCACGCATCTGTTCCATAGCGGCATATGTTAAATGCTCATCACGTTCATGCTTAACAAATGAATTAATGTAATCCCATTCTGCGTTGTCATATAGCGCAGGAAGTTCAGGATCATACAATCCAAGTTCTACGTTTTGATCTACTAACTTACGTATATGCCAGGGTTTAAAATCGCCGTAAACTTCTTTACGTAAATGATAACAAATAAGTCTGCCAGCAACATATTGATAGTTAGGAGTTTCCTCGGAGATCAAATCAGCTGCTGCTTTAATAAGTGTTTCTTGGATATCTGGTGTTGAAATACCTTGATAGAATTGTAAGTGGCTTTTTAATTCTAATTCAGAAGCACTGACTCCTGTAATATTCTCTGTTGCCCAAAATACAACCTTGTGCATTTTCTCAAGGTCAAGAAGTTCCTTGCGCCCATCGCGCTTGGTCACCGTAATATCGCTCATTGTTTCCTCTTTTTATTCTACTGTTAATTTGTCGCTTGACAACGATCTTTTAATTTTTAAATCTTGAAGTGTACTGCTATTTACTATCTCATTGGGAATATAGTTTAATATGTAGTCGTTATTAACTCGAACACAATAGAAGTCATCAAGCTGTAAAATGTTTATAGATTGTATATCTTCACGCTTTAATAGCATTAAAGTATAACATATTCCTAAACATTTTGCTAGATCACAATAAGCATCATCTGCTAAAAGATCCCATGGATTTGGCCATTTTTCGTACTCGTCCATGTGAAGATAATGATTAATAAGCGGGGCACGTTGCCACCATTGATTAACAGTATCGAGTACTTCGTTAAGCTCTAAGGATTCAGAGTTTAGGCGCAATTCTCGCCATTCTATTAGGCGATCGTCAAATCGTGATGACCACATTAGGAAGCGTACTTAATAATGCTATAATTTAATGTACAGGTTTGTCCTGTGGATGTTGTGGTATATTTAAAATACAGTTTGTCACTTACTTGTGTAATACTGAGCACTACTCCAGTAGTCCCAAATTCAACATAATCATCTGTATAGCTAGGAGTATTTGTGCCAGCTTGATCTGGCGCTACTGTAATTTTTCCAGTACGGGAAGAACTATCTCTAGTAAGTGCGTACTTGATTTCAAATCCATGTAATAAATCGTTGTCAAGAACTTCATGAATAATAGCTGTTGCTACCGAAGTATTATCAGCTAATGTTGTGGTTAATCCAACACTTTGTACATAATTACCAAATTTTACTCTGTTAGCACCATCAATAACAAACCCACCAACATCATTGAGCTCGATTCTTCTATATTGTAAGTCGTCTGTATCGTCTCTTTCAAAAAGGTCGCCGATGCTAAGGTTATTTGCGTTATTAATATTAATAACTGGAGTAGCCGGATTCCCTAATCCATTGAATGCATTACCAACATCATAAAAAACATTATGAGCACTAATATTGTCAGTTACATCACCAATATAAATTCCATCAGCGTAAATATCATCAAATACATTTTGTGTGATACGCACACCGGATGGTCCATTATTCACTGGGCTTTCACCGAGCTGAATACCTCTGTAGTGCATTTTTATGTAACTGTTACTTAATGTTACACCTTGACAATTTGTATCGATTTTTAATCCATACGTAGTGTTAGTGGTAACGCATTTGTCAAAGGTCACCGACTGGGTTACCAGACTAGTATTACTAATAATTGTAATAGCGGCTGTGTTTTCAAACGCATCGATCATTTCTGCCGCGGTTAACGCACCCTTAAACTCAACACTATCAAACCAGGTATTAGTTGCCTTTTCAACAAGACAAATATTGTGTTGGTGTACAGTTTCAAAACTCATTGATGAAATTTCAATATAGTTTGATCGGGTCGCTCCATTTGTCGCGATGTTTGCGCCAGTTTGTCCTTTACTATCAGCAGTTCTAACTACGTAATCATCAACGGTACTGTCATCACTATTATAGCGTATAATAGAACTTTCTTTGCCCTCGCCAAATAATTTTGCGTATGTAGGAACAACGATTGTTCCGGAGATTCTATAAACACCAGCTGGAAAGAAAAGACTACGTCTTATTTCTTCATTGGTCTGTTTAGTAAATAATTCAGTAAGAGCACGATTAATAGCTGCTGTGTCGTCGACTTCACCATCACCAACAGCACCAAAATCTTTTACGCTGGCAAAATCGTCAAATTTTGCTTGTAGACTTCGAGTAATAGGATTAGTTCTTGTTGATCCAGTTTGTACGGTATTAACTGCTTTGCTGGTAGAATCTAATGGACTCTCAACTTCACCGTTATAAGTATAGGTACTCGATAACGCAAGTAAATCGCTAAATTCAGTTAAAATTTCAGTATTACCAACTACAGGAGCACCATCAGCTAATGTTCCATTGCCGATGAACAATTTACGTTCGTCCTGTGCCCAGCCTAATTCGCCTCCGGCAAGTTGTGGTAAGTTTTCATATAAACCTTTTCGGTGCGTAATACGAGAAATTTGTACGATAGCCATGTGTGTTTAATCCATTTAAGTTTTATACTATTTATACGA